TCAACTTTTAACATGAAAGTCAATCGTTACCGTGGACGTGATTTTACATTTTCGGAAGCTAGCAAACTTTCAAAACTACTAGATATCAAAATGGAGGATTTCTAGTATTTTTTTAGAAAAAAAGTTGCGAAAACAACAACATAGAAAGGAAATCACATGGACGAACTTAAAATAAGAAAAGATGGTATTTATTTGAATAACCAAAAATTAAAAGGTGTGCAAGCAATCAAAGCAAAAAGCGCAGCTGAAAGCAACTATGTTACTGTCTACTTAAAATTTATTGCCAAGTTGGTTTGAAATAAGGCTGGTAATAACTTGTGATGAAATATCTTTAAGGACATCCAGATACCAAATTTAGAAAGGAATACTATGAGACCAAAACGATATCCGTATAGCGGGAAAAAAGAGTCCACCTTCGTAAAGGCAGACCCTGAGTTAGTTGAAAAACTTTTAAGAAACACTAGTTATCTTGAGAGTTTACTAGCTGAACGAGTAAAGAGACCGTAGTTTCTGTACTAAGTTTATGAGCAACAAGAACACTATGGAGAATAGCCTTTCTAATCTCCATGTCGATAGGATACTTTTTGAATACTTCATCTAACAAATCTTCGATAACTGGAATAGCATCGTTGATAATGTCTTGTGAAACTTCAAAAGCGTCTTCTTTAGTTAATTTAGCCATATAGTTTTCCTCCTTTCTGTTGAAATTTTGACTAAAACGGTGAGAGGTCCTAATCAAAATTATTATAGCAAATTAGGAGAAAATTTCATCAGTCTTGAGGCTGATATAGGAGGTCAAATTGGAAGATAAAATCATTGAACTTGCTGATTACTTCATCAGCGAATCTAAAACGTACAGAGAAGCAAAGATAGCGTGTGAAAAGCTATTAAAACAAGTTAGCCATGAGATTGAACTCAGAGCTATGGAAAGCAATATTGTATAAACAAAAAAGCACCTAACGAGGTCAGGCGCTCAACAAAATTATTCAAGGAAATTATATCATGAATGACTTAATGAATCAATTATTAGATCAGTTTGAAGCTGGATTGATGGACAGAACATTAAAGGTGATGAACGTCATAACAGATGAGAAAAAGCGCTATCCGATGGAATTGAATAAGTCTCAATGCTCTGAAATGTTGCTTGGAACGAAAGATACAGGAACATTTGACGAGCGATTCAATAGTCACAAAGACTTTCCAAGAATCGCGGGCAAGCGTGAGAAGTATCCACGGGATGCAGTTATTGAATGGTATCACAATAACTGGCAAAAAACAGCTCTTTAAAGGAGAAGAAAATGGAAATTAAATATGTTTATGAAAAGACACAATTAGGGTGGGGTTGGCAAGTTGCCCTAAACGGACAAAAGCTATTCTATCCTTTTGGCGAACTAAAAGGTGTGAAACGCTTTGTGAAGGAAAATTTGGATATTTTGATCCAGAAGCTAGAAAGTGAAGAAAACTATGGACTAGCCTTCTATGCCTGTGGGTATAACGGACAGTCACAACAAGAGTACATAGATTATTGGAAAAAATACGGTTTGACCGTGTTTTAATTCAAGGAGAATAATATGACAGAACCAACTTTATCAAGCCAATTGCTTGGCTTAGTGACTATCTTTATTGTGGTCTTCATCCTGATGCTACTTACAGATAAAAATAAAAAATCGGATGAACAAAATGTAGTAGTCGTCATTGAAAAAACAGAAGATTTCGGAGAAATTGCCCGAATAAACTTGAAAAATAGCGATAGGAGATTTACCTATGACACTCAGCCGCCTGTCGGACTTCCTTCATCGATTGAGGACGTACCACAAGTTTTTAGAGCATGCATCGAAGACTATGACAGGCTTGCTTGTGATTACCAGGAAGAAGCAAGAAATAATGATCTTCTAAGAAATCAAAACGCTGAGATTTTAGTTGAAAATGGTCGCTTGCTTTATCAGGAAATGACTTTGGATTTCCGTCAGAATCCAAGAAAATGGAGGGCAAAGACATGAGTGTTAGTCGTGAAATGAGTGAGATGGAAATCCGTGTGTTAAACATGATCATGAATTGCGCTACTTTCGACCTGCCCATTCAAGCGAGTGAAATCCGCTTAGAAACTGGACTTTCAAAGCGTAAGCTGGAAGAGGTCATTGAGAGTCTGCGTGTGAATTATGGTCATCCTATCGTGGCTAAGAAGATGAAACCGAACGGCTATTACTTGCCACGAAGCGAGGAGGAGCGACAAGCTGGACTTGCTCCTTATCGTCGTCAAATTTTGACCGAGCAAAAGAACCTTGCTGCGGTTATGAATGTTGATTTGGATAAGTATTGGGAGGATAGCGCATGAGTGATGAATTTAGAATACTACCTCATGATCTAGTAGCTGAGCAGTCGGTTCTTGGGGCTGTCTTCATCTCCCCCGAATCACTTATCACTCTAGCAGATGAATTGACTCCTGATGATTTTTACAAGCCGGCAAACAAGATTGTGTTTAAAACCATGTTGTCCTTGCTTGAAAAAGGTGAGCCAATCGATGCTACTACAATGGTCTCTGCCCTCACGAATCAAGGAGATATCTCAAAAATCGGGGGTATCACTTACATTGTCGAGTTGGTGAACTCCACTCCGACATCAAAGAATGTTGAACACTACGCAAAGCTTGTGAAAGAAAAGGCTACGCTCAGAAAGATGATAGCGGACCTATCTGACTCCCTCTCGAGTGCCTATCAGGGTGATGTGTCCATTGATGATATCATAGCAAAGACTGAAAAATCCATGCTTGATATCAGCAATCAAAATACGGGTACTGGATTTCGTAATGTGGCTGATATCCTTGATACACACATGCAGATGGTGGAGACTCGCTCGCAGACAGATGGAGTTGTGACAGGTCTATCTACTGGATTCGTTGGACTGGACAAGATTACGACCGGTCTGCATGGGGATAATCTCATTATCCTTGCTGCTCGTCCTGCTATGGGTAAGACGGCGCTAGCTCTGAATATCGCTCAGTACATCGCTGTAAAAGAGAAAAAGCCTGTGGCTATTTTCTCGCTTGAGATGGGGGCGGAAAGTTTGATTGAGCGGATGTTAGCATCCGAGGGCATGGTAGAAGGGTATCACCTAAAAACTGGGAATCTGAGTGTTGAGGAATGGAGCAGGCTAGTGCATGCACAAGGGAATCTCTATGACGCCCCTATTTTTGTCGATGATACGGCTGGTATTCGTATCTCTGAGATACGGTCAAAGGCTCGAAAGCTTTCCCAAGAAATGGGAGGTCTTGGAGTCATTATCATTGACTACTTGCAATTGATCACTGGGTCAAAAGGTGAGAATCGACAGCAGGTAGTTTCTGAGATTTCTAGGGAATTGAAGATACTAGCTAAGGATTTGAAAGTACCTGTCATTGCTCTGTCACAGTTAAGCCGAGCAGTTGAGCAAAGACAAGACAAGCGCCCGATGCTGGCAGATTTGAGAGAGTCTGGCTCTATTGAACAAGATGCTGATATTGTAGCTTTTCTGTATCGTGATGCCTACTATCAGAAAGAGCAGGCAGATAGTCAAGAAGTGAACAATGTGACGGAGCTGATCCTGGAAAAGAACCGACACGGCAGTCTAGGGACGGTGAAGTTATATTTTCATAAGGAATACACAAAATTTTCAAGTGTGGAGGGGTAGAGAATGGCTGAGACTTATTTTAAAAATGAAGTTGAAAAGTTTCAATATTTTCAATTGCCTAAATGGCTCTTTAAGGAGCCTTATAAAAAGTTATCAAACAACGCAAAAATAATGTACGCTTTGCTTTATAATCGTTTGGATTTATCTTTGGAGTCAAAGTGGCATGATCGAAATGGCAAAGTCTTTATGTATTTTACAACAGCTGAATTTTGCGAAGAGTTGGGTTGTTCTGAGAAGACAGTAACCAAGATTAAAAAGGAGCTTGTAGTATCAGGTTTGCTGAGGGAAGAACGTCAGGGTTTGACTAAGCCAAATCGACTTTATATCCTTGGCCCAAAAATTGTCAAGCAAGAACCTCCTGAGATGGAAAAAATACCGTCCAGAACCGTAGAAAATACCGCTCTGGACACGCAAGAAGTACAAACAATAAAGACTGATATTAGAAAGACTGATATAGATAATAATAAATTGTCGATTTATAAAGAAATTATCTCATATCTGAATCTTAAAGCAAAAAAGAATTTCAAGACAAATACTGCTAGTCATCAAAAATTTATCAAGGCAAGACTGAAAGAAGGCTATGTCCTTGAAGATTTTAAAAAGGTTGTGGATGTCATGGTAGCGAAGTGGAAAGGTACAGAGTATGAACAGTATCTGCAACCACAAACGCTTTTCGGCAATAAGATGGATAATTATCTAAATCAACCGATGCCAAAACGCTCTACAATCTTGACTAGTACGGTTGACGAAAGGCTAGGTTTTTAGATGAAGCAGTTTAAACAATTCAAAACTAGAACGGTTCTTGATGATGTCTGTGAAATCCATGGATGCCATCTTTGGTCTGTTAAAATCCCTGTTAAGGGCAAGGTTGAGGAAATCAGTCAATGTCCTGAATGCGAGAAAGAGAATATCCGACGTTTTGAAAAGCAGCTGAATATGGAATCTGAAGTTAAAAGCAAGCTATCAGATACTTACGAGGTCTTTGCTCGCGATAGTATCGTTTCAAGCAAGCTGGCCAGCAAGTCACTACATGACTATGAGATTCGAGTTGACATCGATGAGAATGCTATGAATTTTGTGAAACGGTTGGAACGTAGCTATGCGAAAGGTGAGACTGGGAATGCTATCATAACTGGCCCGTCTGGTGTCGGTAAGAGTCATCTGACCTATGGTTTTGCTCGGTTTCTCAATGAGCAGCTTAAGGCATATGATGAACCGAAAAGTGTGCTCTTTGTGTCGATTGTGACCTTGTTCGACAAGATTAGAGAGAGCTTTGAGTTTGACAATGGGTTTTCAGAAGCAAAGATGGTCAAGCTACTGTCTGAGGTTGACTTTCTTTTCTTGGATGACCTCGGAAAAGAGAGTCGCAAGGCTGATACGAAGCGGAACGAGTGGGCGCATCAGATATTGTTCAAGATCCTGGATAATCGGACGAATACGATTATCAACACGAATCTGTCTAGTGAAGAAATTAAGGAGCTTTACTCGGACGATTTTGGGAATGGTGCTCTATCAAGTCGAATTTTCGAAGGAGCAACTGGCAGATGCTTTGTGTATCCAGCTGGGATGAAGGATAGGAGGTATTGATTATCAAAGAAATGGTAGTTTGGGCGCTTTTTGATAGCGGGAACGGTTCGTATCTTAAAGGTGCGAAATATTTGAGCCGTTCAGGGGGGGCGAACATTGACATCTATCCGATTGGAATAGATATTGAAAACAAGAACGATCATTTTATAAATTTGAATCTTGCTGACTATGGGCGATTGTTCGGAGACAATACGCTTTTTGATGAGTTAGACAAATTACCAAAACCTGATTTGATTATTGCTAGTCCGCCATGTGAAAGCTGGTCAGTAGCTTGTGCTATGTCAAACGGAACAGCTTTCTGGAAACGCGAAGATTTATCAGACAGTTTATTCGTACCCCAGAAGCAAGCAAGTCCATTTACAATTAGACCAAAACAAGATTATATAAATGCTTATCATGATTATGATTTTGAAAAACTTTTTATGAAGCGTCTAAATGGCGAATTAACAGTATTTAATACCATTCAAATTTTAAAAAGGTATCAACTCAGATACTGGATCATTGAGAATCCTGCTAATAGTAAAATGTGGGAGTATATTCAAAAAATATTAGGTTTTCATTTACCTTGTATAAATTTGGTTAGATATAACAATTATGACTATCCGTTACAGAAACCAACAAAATTTGTTGGGAATATATTTTTAAATCTAAATTCGGAAGTTAAGCCAGCAAGGACTACATTAACAAACTTTTCCAAATCGTACAATGAGCGTTCGAACATTCCTCAAAAACTTGTGATCGAGATTTTTGAGAAAGTATATAAAGAATTTTTAAAGGAGAATAAAAATGATCAATAATGTTGTGTTGATTGGCCGCTTGACTCGTGATCCTGAATTACGATACACGCCATCGAATGTGGCGGTTGCGACTTTCAACCTTGCGGTAAATCGGAATTTTAAGGGTGCGAATGGAGAGCGAGAGGCTGACTTCATCAATTGTATCATGTGGCGTAAGCAAGCTGAAAATTTTGCAAATTGGGTTAAAAAGGGTGCTCTTGTGGGAATCACGGGTCGCATCCAGACTCGTAGTTATGAAAATCAGCAAGGACAACGTGTCTATGTGGCGGAAGTTGTTGCTGAGAGTTTTCAAACGCTTGAAAAGAAGGATAACTCTGCAAATCAAGCGAGTATGGAAAACCAGATGCCACCAAGTTTTGGTGCAACCAATCCTATGGATATTTCAGATGATGATTTGCCGTTTTAGGGAGGTAAGAAGATGAAAAGAAAAAACTATATTATTTTTATCAGGCATTTAAAGAAAATAAAAGATTTAGTAGATTTTTATGAATACATTGCAGATTCAAGAGTTTGTGCAATTGCTATTTATTTATTTTTAATCGTATGCTCATCTTTTATTGCTTTGCTATTTCCAATCGCATACATAGAGCATTGTTTTTATAAAAAAAGATTT